CCTCGTCTACGCCCATGTATTTACGAACAGGAGTCCCATCTAATTCTTTAGTTGGCTTGTATACCTTTGTATCAATGGCGTGAGGGATGTAAGTGGATTCTATCCCCGCCTGTTGCAGAATCTCATAACCATGAGGAGCCATAGTGACAGGAGTTACATTGTCTCTGCTAAGGAACTCACGCACACCTGGGGGGAGCGTGATGTGGTCTATTGGCACCCAAGAGATTATTGGGTCATCGTATTTCAGGCTGTTGTAAACCCAGACATCGTAAAGAGTAAATAGCAAATGCTTTAGATCGGGATTGTCTTTAGCAAATAGGTTTGCCCAGACAGGCATTACATCATCCGAGTAGCCCTTGAGCCCTCGTGGGTAGTGAGGTATCTGCTTTCCATCAATGTCGAGCGTTGAGATTGCCCCCTCAAGCCCGTAGTTAGAAAGAGAAGCGACTTGGAGACCATGGCGAAGCATCCGTTTGATTAGCTGCTTGCCTTGTTGTCCGTATCCGGTTGGCATGCCAGGGGTGTTGCTGGCAAATGAGATAGCACCCTTTAGTTGTTCGTAGGTTGACATGAGGCTAGTTTATAAAAGAAACCCCCCTTTGCAACCTACAACAAAGGGGGGCTTCGCTTTTTTCGTCAGAGACTAGCTAGCAGCTCCGGCGAAGTATTTGACATGGCTTGCGTGAGTTAGTTCACCATCAAGCCTGATGAGGAACCTCCAAGTCGTCAGATCGGTGTTGAATGCGTAGTCAGTTGACGAAGCAACCTGAATACCACCAGCAACACGAACCTTGTAGGAGGAGAGGTCACCGAACACAACGGACTTTGCTGCAGTAGCAATGTCAGCAACATGTGGGTTCTCTACTACACGGAAGCCAGCGAAGGTGTCAGGGTATCCCACACCAACTTGGTAGAGGTAGTTACCTGCGGTGTCCTTGAGCTTACGCATTGCACCAATTGATGCACCGTTAGCCATGAACGCTGCACCTGGCATGCGGCGAACTGCACCATCAACCGAGTAAGCAAGGTCGATGAGGTTGTCAGCGGTGAATGCACCGGAGACACCAGTTCCACCAGTTACACCAGAACCAGCAGCGGTAACAATACCGTTTGGCTTGCTTGATCCGTCACCAGTCGTTAGGACATCGTTGACGGAGTAACCAATACCGTTACCAGCCTGGTTAGCAAGGTGAGATGCTAGGTCAAAGCCTGCATCGGTGACCAGCTCGTTAGCAGCCTGAATTAGGAAGCCATACTTGTAGGCACCAAGAGTGATGCTTGAGTAGGTAGGCTCGGAGGCAGCTAGAGCAGAACCAGCAGCCTTTAGGGTTGCGGTGCTGTAAGCGGTCAGGGTTGGAATTGTGAGGTCTTCACCAGAAGTGGTGTTGATGATCTCAGGAACCTCAAGCATTGGGCCAACCAGACGAGCAACATCGAATACCTGGTCGTAGAACGACTTTGGAACGGTGTTGGTCGAAGGAACGAGAGCTGCACGAGTGAACTCGTAGTTACGCTCTTCGCCCATTGCAAGTGAACGGAAAATGTCAGAAGCGGAACGCTCCTCGTTTACAGCAGGAACGAAGCCCTTGGCAGCGGCGGATGCCTCTACCTTACGCTCTTCGTTACGCTGAGCGACAGCAATGGTCTCATCCGCCTTACGGATGTCGGCCTCAATGCGGTCGATTTTCTCTAGCTCAGCAGCGTCAAGTCCACGCCCCTCGTTCTCAACAGAATCGATAACTTCACGAATCTGCTCAGTAAGGTTGGCACGGAGCTCGTGCTGAGTCTTGATGAACTCAGACATTGAATAGTCTCCTAGTTAGTAATTTACATGGATACCAGCGGCGTTGACGCTCAACTGAACACGGCAGAGCTAACTCACATCCGATGTATCAATTTTACTGCCCTTTGGACACGCCGATTCTAGGGCATAGGAAAACCCCCCTGACACCAAGAAGATCAGGGGGGCGAAGTCCGTTGCTTGGCAGCCTATCGCTTCTCGGCTGGCTTGGTTACTCGGACTTCCTTAGCTGGCCTTTCCCAGTCGGTTCCATCTTGAACCTTTCCATCCCCGTCTCCATCCCTAGCGTTGGGCTTGAAGGGCTCGGGTGCATCTAGGCCAACGATTGCTTCTGCCATCTTGTCAGCTAAATCAAATACAACGCCCGATTCGGGGTCTCCGGCGACCGCAAGAATCGCCTTCTTTACATCTGCTTTACTCGCCATGTTAGATCCTCTTTAGTAGTAGTTCTAGTTTCTTTTTCTTCAATGCAAGCATAGCCTCGCCTACATCTGGTTCACTAGACTCCTCTTCTTCGGATTGTGGAACTAGCGAATCTACTGCCTGAGAAATAAGGCGACCTTCCTCTTCTGTAAGGTCTTTCCCTTCCTCAAGTTTGAATACTGCATCTGCCAAAGCATCTGCATCAATCTCTGCCCTCTTCGCAACCTGGTCGAGACCACGCACCGACACGGTGCCAGCGGTTGCTGTATACGCAGGCCATGCAACAAGGCTCACCTCGTGAAGTCTGACCGAATTGAGAGTTCTTTCTGAGCCATCCTCGTTCCAAGAGTCTCCGCCCTGTGGGACTGAGAAGCCAAAACTCATTGAGTCAATGTCAGATCTACGAAGAAGCTCTGAGACATCACGCCCTCTGCTTGTGTTTGGCAGGATGCCATCCACCTTGAGTCCGTGTGAGTCTTCTGTAAGTGTTAGCGTTCCGGCACGAGTTGAACCAAGGATTTCTCCTGCATCGTGATTCCAGAGGAACTTGATGTCATTTCTTGCTCGTAGTGACTTACGGAAAGCACCTGGGGCAATACGCTCCGTGAACGGTAGCGGTTCACTTGCTGAATTGAATACAGCAGCGTATCCGCTGAACCTCATGCCATCGCTGTCCTCTCGCACCTCAATCTGAGTTGCGTTAGTGCGTGTTTCAATCTTGCTCAAAGCTTCGCCTTTCGCCCTGCCTTCATTCTCTTCTTCTATTCTACCTACTACACCGTCTGCGTAAGCTAAAGCTCGTCTTGCTGCTGCCTTTGACGGGCCTGAACCCCACAGAAGGTGTGCGACTACGCCAGCACTAGGATAATCATCCGAACTAGGTCGTGCGGCGGGACTGTCAAGATCAGCAAGGTGACGACTGATCCAAGCACGAAGCCGAACCCATTTGTCAGCAGTAACAGAGCCCCGTGCCATAGCCCTAGCTTCTCGAATAGTTCTTTCAACCAAGCCATCTCCGCCGTAGCCTTCCTCGTAGTATTTGAGTCCCTGGCGAGCTGCTGCTCGCATGTAGGCTGGCGGGGTTAGGTTTACTTCTCTTTCTTCCATGACTGAATTATCTAGGTCGTTTTCTTCGTCTTCCTCTGGCTCGGGAGCGAGAGGCAAGTCTGCAATCTTCGTAAGGGTTGAGAACTTGTGACCGACAAGTGTATCCGTCTCTTCCCATCCACCTTCTACCTGGCGATAAATCTGTATAAGAGCAGCAGGGTCTTTTTCCGTGCCATTGATGCTGATAGATGTGTTTGGCGGGTTGACCGAACCATCGGTAACAATCTCTTTGATTTGTCCTCTAGCTCTCCCACCAGAACTATTCCATGAAACAAAGTCACCTACGGACAGGCTTCCGGCAAGTGCTCTTTCCCCGCCTGGTTCAATGTCTTCCGCTAATGAGATAGCAAGCATCTGATCAATAGCTTCTTGCTTGGTGTTGTGGCAAGCCATGACCTCGCCATCTTCTTTGACGACTGCCCAGTTTGAGCACTCTGATGATTTATCTGTAATGTAATAGGGCATTAGATTGTCTGCCTTAGATAACTAACGGTGTGGCCTGCTTTTGTGCTTATTGCATAAAGCTGTTCTAATGGGGCAAGAGTGAACTGAATTGTTTGTTCTTTTTGCAATACAAGGCCATTAGTAGTGGTAACAGCTGAACCCCCAATGTAAACGGCATCAGTATTGTCATCGTTGTGAATGGTCAAATAGCAATGCTGGTTATACACACCATCTAT